CAAAGCTGTGTTGTGACTTCCCGAACCAGAAGCACTAATCGTACTACCAGCAGCTAAAGCTCCTACATATGTATTTGCTACAGCACCGCCTCTAATATACTGCCCAGCAGTATAACCAACAGCCGTGTTGTATCCTCCTGTTAGATTATCGGTTGCAAAACTATGACCAGCCTGTGACCCTAAAAACGTATTTTGAGAGCCTGTGCTGTTATAATACCCTGCAAATGTACCTACATGGGTGTTGTCGTTTGCCGTGTTCATTTGTCTTCCAACAAGACCCCCGACTAGGGTATTTCTAGCCCCTGTGCTTACTGCCAGCCCAGCAGCGTACCCAATACCAACATTATAAGTAGAAGACGCACTAGAGGGGTTAGCCACATCAAGAGCTTGTGCCCCAATAGCTACTACATGTCTGCCATGCGTATTTGTGTGTAATGCACGATAACCCATCGAAACATTTTCGTAACCCTCTTGGGTATTTGCACCCGAATCCATACCTGCAAATGTGTTGTAGTACCCAGAGGATATATCTTCTCCAGATCGGTAGCCTAATGCGGTATTTCCAGTGCCTGTTACTAACCCTGAACTACCAGCAAGCCCCCCAACAAAAGTTTCATAAAGAGCAGTAGTGGCATTGCTACCTGCGTAATATCCTATTCCTACAGTGAAAGCATCTTGACCAGCATTTAAGTCTTCTAATGCGTGTTGACCAATAGCTACGTTGTTTGCATGGTCATCCTCAGTTTTTAAGGCATTTGTTCCAATAGCTATATTAGAGTCACCTGAATCTAGTGCTGTACCCGCATTTGTTCCTATACATACATTGCTTAATCCTGCGTTAGAGGCAACAATACTGTCTCCTGCGGCAATACCAAAACGAATATTTGTAGTTCCACTGGCTGTGTTTGTAATAAGGTCACCACCTGTTGCAAGAATTACGTTGCCGTAAGAATCGATGCGCATAGCCTCATTTAATTCATCAAGGTCAGAGACGCTTGGTGAGTGCGTGTAAAAACGTAATTGAGTTCCCCAATCACCAGAGCTTTCCCTTGTAAAACCTATACCAGAAGCAATTTGACCAACAGCAGATGACCCCGTTGATCCAAGCAACATTGTAGTGCTGTCAGTTACACCACCATTGCTGTTTAATAGGTTTAAGATACCACCTGCGCCAATCGTTGCACCGTCAGTATCACCCGTAACAGCTACACCTGCCAATGAAATATTTGTTTTACCCATTGTAGTAGCGGCGGTGCCAATTCCAATATTACCGCTGCTGTCGATGCGCAAAGAGGAGTTTAACACTAGGTCACGTTGGGCGGTTGCGCCACGGTCAAACGCTTGAACAAAAGCGTAACCACCACCGCCAGACCAACCTATTTCTACAGCATCGTCACCTGCAACATCTCCAAACCTAGCATCTCCAACGCCCTCAAGAACAAAACCCGCAGCTACCGAACTCGTCCCAATCCCGACACTACCTGCCCCGAACGAAGTTACACCTGCATCGCTTATAACTAATGGGAAGGTATTGTCAGTTACGTTTCGTATAACAAAGCCGTTATTTGTTACACCTGACTGACCGCCACCAACAGCAAAAACTTTAGCACCTGCTCCATTTGTAAATGTTATATGTGCTGCTTCGTTTGTTGCGGTGTTACCTGCAATAGCTATTTTACCGCTTTGACCAGCACTTCCAGTAGCTATTGTAGAATTAAAAGTAGCCGCACCACTTGATGCAAGTTGCATTTGACCAGATGTTGATTGCCCATTGGGTCTTAAAAATATATTCCCTGAACTTCCAGTTGCTAATGATATTTCATTGCTATTACCCAAAAAATAAGAACTTGCGGTGACTGTAGAATTAAACGTAGCCGCACCGGCATCAGACATATCAAGGGTTAGGGCTGTGATGGTTGAGCCGTCATCGTTGCCTTTAAATACTAAATCTTTATCTGAAACAGCACTGTATAAAATAACATTTTGACTGTCTTGGCTAAATGTAAAAAGTGTTGTTCCTGCGTCTTTAAATCGCCAATTACCACCATCAGCATCAAGGACAATATCACCAACCACATCAAGTGTTAGATCACCAGAAGCATTAGCTATATTACCTGTGACCTGTATGCCTGTGCTGGTGGTGGCGAGTTTGGTTGCGTCATTATAATAAAGCTGTACTTGTCCGTCAGCAACACAGTATATATAAGTTTCATTATTTGTGTTTTTTATGGCTAAATCATTTGCACCACGAATATTTAATCTTCCTGCACCTGCGTCATCAATATAACTATTAGACCCATCATGGTAAATCTGTAGGTCAGACCCAGCGCCGAAGATGGCTTTGCTGTTATCCGCAAACGTAATGTCGTCGCCTGTAGATACCGCAAGATCAGTACCGCCAGTCGTGTTGCCGTTAGCTAGAACCTCTGCAAGTGTGTCAACAGTGCCAACCTGACTGTCCACATACGCCTTGATTGACTGCTGTGTTGCCAGACCCGCAGGGTCATTGGAGGCCATGTTGTCCTCATCCAAGATCGAAGTGACCGTGGTTGTACCCGCGATATTAAGACTTGTGTTGGCTGTCGCTGTGGTAACTGTAGCGGCGGCAGGAGTTGAACCACCGATAACTACACCATCCGCTGTACCGCCATTGATGTCGGCTGTTGTAAGGACCGCTGAAGGGACTGTGACAACCCCTGTAGAGTTTGCAATGGTAGCGGCTGTTGTACCGTCATTAGCTGAGATAGACCCAGTTTCTACGTCCGTAGCGTTGACCACATCATCTTTGAGTAGCACGCTGTCAATAGTAACACCGGAACCTGCTGTAGTCTCGTCGATGGTATTTGTAGTAATCTTCTGCCCATTATCAACTATGATATTGTTTGAGCCTGTGGTGTTACCTACTGCCAATACTTCCGCAAGGCTATCAAACTGACCTACTTTACTGTCTACGTATGCTTTAATAGACTGTTGTGTAGCCAAGGATGTAGCACTATTAGACGCCATATTGTCTTCATCAAGAACGGCTGTGACTGTTGTGCTAGTACCCAACTGTAGAGACGTAGTATGTGTAAGAGCTTCAACGACATTTGTGCCATCACAGAACAAGAACGTAGTGCGTCCATTAGGTATAAGAACACCCGTACCAGACGCAGTTTTTACTGTAATGTTTTGCCCTGCAGCGTTCTTTACAATGTAAATTTTAGATAGTGCTGGGCATATAACCGTACCTGCGCCAGACAACGCCGTACCTGTATCCGTAAGCTCAAGCATAGCACAACGCGATTCAGAAGTTGTTCCGTTCGCTGAAGTTAAACTATGCGAGTTTGTTGACCAACTGTTAATAACCGCACGCCCTGCGATAGCCTGTTCGACCATAGATGTGATGTTATCGTTTACTACGTCACCCCATGTACCACTGAGTTCGCCTTGAACTGGCAGGGCAAGTTTGAGTATCGGTGAATATTGCGTTGTCATGTTCTGTTCCTCATGCGGCTATGTCTTGCCAGTTTGGAGTTTGTGTTTCAGATACGTCCCCCCATTCGGGAGTTTGCGCACTGGCGATAGGTGTCCAATTAGGTGTTTGGTCATCATTTACCTCGCCCCATACGTTAGCGAAGCCAATAATTCCCGTAGCTGCAAGCCCTGTAACAGATATATCTGCGTTAGCTGATACGACTACATTACCAAGTTTTGCGTTCGCTTGCAATCCCGTAACTGATACGACAATTCCGAGAGCAATAAATACATCCCCTACTGCTCCGTCAGCCTCTACACCTGTGGGTGACACGTTAGCTGTACCAGTTATAACAACTGTACCTACAGCACCATCAGCTTCTACACCTGTAACTGGTACATTGGCTTCTGCGTCTATTGTGGGCGTACCAATTTCACCGTCAGCTTCTACACCCGTTGGGAAGATATTCGCCGTTCCGGTCATAGTGACAGTGCCTAATGCACCATCAGCTTCTACTCCGGTTACTGGTATCTCTGCAGCAGCGCTAACCGTGACTGTACCGATTTCACCTACTGCGCGAACAGCCTGAACAAGTACATCCGCCTCGGCGTCAATACCTACAACATTTACGTGCCCATCGGCTTCTACGCCCGTGACTACTACATTAGCTTCCGCATCAACCGATACAGGCCCAATAGCGCCTTCGGCGGCTACACCATCAACAGAGACAATAGTTAGGCTAGTGCCCCAAGCCGTTTGGCCCCAAGCACCTGATCCCCAACCTATATATTCTACTGAAGACGGCATCTAGCCACCTTACGGAGTAGCAATACGCACGATGGCGTTTGTCGCATCTGCTGTTGGGAACTGAACCTGAAAGTCACCCGCTGTAGAAGTTTTATCTGCTCCGAAGTCGAGCACAGCAACCGCAGGATTTGTACCACCGACTTTGTAGATCAACGCTCCACGCGCCGTGATTGTAGCATTAGTCCATGTTGTGTCCGCAAAATCTAAAAACGCCGTAGTACCTGATGCTGCAGGGTTAGCGGAGATAGTAAGTGTGTTACCTCCCGCGGTGTACCCTGTACCTGAACTACTAACTTCATTTGTAGTTGCATACGCTGTAGTACCCGCGCCTAATGTAGCTGAACTTGTATATAAAGCGATCTTAAAAGTTTGTGATGTGTTGCTGCTAAAATCCATCTCGCCGTCTAATAGAGCGACTTTGAAGGATGTGCACATTGCCTGTGTAATTGCCATTTCTGTCTCCTTAACTTACTGGCACTCGGAATTGCCCCGAGCGATATGCGTCTTCACGTAATTTGCCGTCTCCGAGTCCCTTCAACAGCGTTATTGCCTGCAAGTACAGCTTTTCGTACATTGCAACAATGTCTTGTTCCCCCTTCATAAAGCGTATTGCTTCGATTAGTGCACCATTGAGTAGAGCAGAATCAAACTCGTCCCCAAGCCATGTAGTGCCAGCAGTAACGATTGATTGAGGATAATATCCATAATGAAGCTCCGAGGTGTACCCTGCGTCAGGGGTAGGCCCAACGATAAAAGTGTTATCGTCAAAATACGCGTAATGCTTGGGTAATCCTGTAGAAGTAGGGTTAGGATAGGCTTCCCGCATAAAATTAACGTCTTTGTTTAACAAGAAGTGGTAGTTACCACTGCCGTCTACCACGGCTAGGGAGTAAGACCATAAGAAGTCAGAAGGCGTAGACAGGTATTTGTTGTTAGTAGATAATGTACCCGTCACGTTCTTACGCAGCGCAGGTATCTGCACTGAGTTGTATATTTTTTGTTCAGCCTGCTGTGTGAACATAGCGAGCTGGTCATCTGTAAACGAGTTCTCGCAGATGTCTTCGATGTTAGTTTTCAGCTCGGTATAATTCATAACTTATGCCATTGGCCCCCGTGCGTACAAACCTTTGGTTGCTGCACCTGTGCCGCGTACCTTGATTTTACCACCTTTTTTGTAGGCTGTTTGCATAGCCTGACCTGTTTTCTTTGCTTCTTTCGCAGCGGCTTTTTTACCTGCTGCATCGTATCCAAACATTTTATTTCCTACTTTGGGCATTACGCACCTCCTATGTTATACTTACGGTAACTTGGCCTACCTGACCAGTACCTACTAAATCGTTAGGTGTAAGCCCGTACGGGTCATCACCTCCACCCACAGGGTTCCAACCCCATTGAATACCACGACTACTATAGTCTCCAGACGGCCCTAGACTTTGATCGGGACGTGGATCACGTATAGCTTGTGGATCGTCCACAGGAAACTCGCCTAACCGTAGTTGTGGCTGATCTGGACTCCAACACTCGCGGCACGCCTTTACGTTCGTATCTCGTCCCTTAACAAATAAGTTACGAAGTTCCCGTAGCTTGTACTGGAACCCACACACATCGCAGAGTGCGTTAACCTTTTGAGAGGAGGCGAACCTAGTACCCATTAGCCAATCCTAGCAATTCGAGGCACAAAACGTGCTGCCGTCTTTTCTCGGTCTTCTCCTGCAGCCATCTCAAACTGTTCGTCGTAGACAGCTTTTAACATCGGCACTCGGTCAACCAACTCAGGAACTTTCATAGAAATATGGTACGCCAGACCCGCTACCAGACATGGGAAGAACCTGAAATTCATATCTGCGGTCTGAACGCCACTACCCGCATCCTCGATACGCCGCATACGCCAGTAATACAGCACGTAGTTATTGTTGTCGGGTACAGGCCACACGTTTACCTTGGGGGCATCACGCAAGCGTTCCACATACAGTTGAATAGGGCGTCCTTCTGATAACTTGTTAGGTATAGACGCGTACGTACTTACACTTATTCGGCTTATAGTAAGGTCAGATTGTGTGCTTGAGTTACCACTGTTGGTACGTATTTGGTGTTCCATCAGATCAATGGTATCCGCTGGTAAAGTGTACTGAGACGTACCTTTTACTAGGTTTATAGTGCCAGAATCAATCGTCCACATATTAATGCCACGGTTCTGCCACTCAATAGTCATCAAATTCATAGAACGTCTAGCGGTACGTAGGTCATATCCAGAACGCATCTCACGTCCCGCACGTTCCCATGCCTCTTCCGCGATCTCCGTGAAGTCCATATTAAACGCTGTGGTGCCTGATGTCGTCATTTCTTACGCCTTTTCGTAGCAGCTACACGTTTGGGCTTGCCTGCTGGTTGACCTAAACGCTTCTTCTGCGCTACCCGTTTACTCTTCTCGGCCTTAGTCATTTCCCCGCTAGTTTTCGGAGTTTTGCTAGAAATTCGTTTAGTTGGTCTACAGTACGGAGTACCACGACTTTCACCTTTTTTACGACCACACGGCTTACCTGTACTAACATCTTTCCAGTCCTCCTTGAACCAGCGTTTTAGTGCAGCACCTTTTGCGGTCTTACGAACGGCCATTACTTTCCTGCCTTTTTCTTCCTACACTTAGCAATAGCTCCACTAGCATAGGCACTAGGGAACACTTTATAACTCGCCTTTACCTTGCGGTAACATGCGTCTTTGACTGTGCCGCCCTTCTTGTAACCTTTGCTACAGGAAGAACAGCCACAACCACTGGATTTGTAATACCTACGCATCAGCGCATCTTACAAACTTTGCCGCCACGAGCCATGCCGTAGCCACGAATTTTACCGCCAGATTTCATCTTCTTAACCTTGCCGCCTTTTTTCATCGCGCCTTTGCCGTCAGCGGCGTAGAACGGAACTTTTTTACCGTTCTTTTCGACCATCTTCAACGCTCCGCCAGACTTCATGCCCATAGGACTTGCTTTTTTCATAGCGGCTTCGCCTTTACGAATCTCTTCGTTTTCACGGCCTTCCATCATTTGCATACGGTTACCACGTTCTAACGCTGCAATCTCTTCTGGAGTAGCATCCATACCTCTTGGACGCATCCTAGGGCGTGGTGAGTTCATGGGTGCACCACCCATTTTCTTTTTGGCTTTTAGACCTTTAGGTCTCATTTTAGGGCGCATTCCGTCCATAATATATCTCCTAGCAATTCCATTTACGTAAGCTCTTGTTGATACGGCTATCAGGATCGTTAGCCGTCTTTGAGCTTGTGTTGCGCTTCTTCATGCCCTTCATACGGGCACAAAAAGACTTCCGCCGATTGGCGGCTTTAGAGCCTTTTTTAAGTTTACTGGGTTTTGTGGTAACAGCGGTCTTTAACTTACTACCGGGATTAGCTTTCCGATAGCTAGCAACGCCTTTAGCGTTCAGCCCACCAGACTCACTCTTACCCGCTTTGCGAGTCCAAGCAGGAGATTTTACGCCCCCGCCTTTTTTATAATATGCTCGCATACCACGCTCCTAGCTGTAGAAAAACGTGATGGCAGTAATGTTTGTAGCCGCAGAAACATACACGTCTGAACTACAACGAATCCCGTCATCAGGAATGTTTACAGAATGCGAATCAGACGCCAGAAAATCTAGGTCTAGCACAGTTGTACCGCCGTTACCGTTAGTAAGTGTAAGGCGTCCTGCGCCACCGCTGCTTGTTAAAACTTGTACCTGACGTACTCGCGCTGGACCTACAGCCAACGAACCCGTACCAGTTACACGTTTGGTTAATACATCAGAAGACATATACTATTCCTTCTTTTTTGAAGGGCGACCACGTTTTTTAGCTGGTTTTTCTTCCCACGCCTCATTTACATCAGGTGTAGAAGGATCATCCGCTTTAAGCGTGCCGTCTTCTTTTCGTGCACGAACTTTAACAACACCGATCCCTCGGGCTGCTAGTTCTTCTTTGCTTGGGGGTGTAAATCTACTCATTACCTACCCCTAAGATGCTGCGATTGTGCCACCTGTGTCAGAACGCTTCCAGTTTGTTCCGTCAGAGAAAGCCAAAATTGCTGCGCCTGCTGCGCCATTTGAAACAAACACAACTGTACCTGCGCCCGCTGTAGCAGCGGAAGGTGCATTTGCAACTGTGTATGTTGGAACAACGATATCACCAATGAAACCGTTGGTTGAGGTCACTGGACCTGAAAATGTAGTATTCGCCATGAATATATCCTCACATGCGAGTTAAGTGAATCTGTCTGCATGTCGTCAGTCGGGCCTGTCAGATTCACGGGATGTTCCCGATTATTAACAATCTACCACCATATAACGTGATATGTCAACAAAAAGAAAGGGGCCACCGAAGTGACCCCTAACATAGTCTATGTGACCTGCTTACGCTCCGGGCGAACCAAAGATACCTAATGGGTCAGATACACCGAAGCTGTAACGCTCACGGGCTTTATAGCGGCTGTTGCCTGTATCAAAGTCAGCATCCATCGAAGTCGCCATAGGCGCACGAGTGAAGTGCTTCAGACCATTTGGTACGTCAGTCATCAAGAACCACGCATTAGTGTCTGTCAGGTAGTGGTTGACCGCATAGCCTTCAGGGATTGACCCGTTATTGCGTAGTGCGTTCAAATCGTTATCGGCAGTACCGACACGACCTTCTGTCTCTAGGAGACGAGTTGCCACGAACTGCAGTGCTGGTGGGATAATCAACTTACGTGGCTGTGATGCAATAAGCAAACCACGTTCGTCTGTCCAACCCGCGATCTGAATAACTGCTGCTTCAAGCGATGTCTCGTTGAGGTCAGCCGCTACTGTTGGCGTGTTGGAGTTTGATCCACCAGATACCAATGGATGATCGGTAGCACACAAGGATTTACCGTCACCATATGTGGTGCCTGCGGCGAAGGCGTTGTTAAGGATTGCTGCAGCCTTAACTTGCTTCGTGTACGCCATCGCACGAGCCAGTGCTTTAGTATAACGAGATGACAATGAGTCATACAAGTTATCCTCGATAGCTTCCTCAGTAATTGAGAAACCCATTGCAACTGTTTCGTGTGTGTAGCGTGCAGTCCATGCTTCTTGAGCATTATCATACTCAATCGCAGAACCTTCACCTTTAACTGGCGCTGCTGAGAAACCGGATAGTTTAGTTTCTTCTTCGAAAGACCGATCTGATGATTCGGTTTCAAAGATTTCAGCGTGTTCTTCGCCATATTTTGCGTATTCCATTCCGAACAATGCGTTCAGGCCGGGGAGCAGCTCTTTAAGTAGCTGGGCGCGTGAAATAGCCATTATTTAATCTCCTTATACGCCAGTGGTGTTGTTATACTGGTGACCTGCGTTCCATTTAACGTAGGCTTCAGTGTAACCACCACTTGTGTTTTTGGTTTCTTCAACCAAACCGATGATACGGAACGGCAACGTATTAGTAGTTGCTGACGTATGAGAAATAGCACCACGCGAGTTACCCGAAGTCGAGTCACCTGTGTTGTCTACGCCTGCTACGTTTGCGCCGATATCGGTTATCGCTAGATCACCAATAGTTGTACCTGAAGAAACAACAGCAGCTTTGAACAACAGTTCAGTAGCGTCTGCTACGTAAGCCTGAATGTCGCTTGCGACTGTGCCTGCAGGATAAGATTGACTGTATAATTCATAACCCAAGTTTGGATCAGTGTATTTACAACCCATGAAAACACCAACAGGTGTCATTGCAGCGTCGAACGGGTCGCGTTCAACGGTGCCTCCGGTAACCACTTTAACGGCATCACCAAAGAAGATGCTAGTAGCATAACCGCTAGCAATACTCATTTGACGATAGACGCCCCCAACAAAGGGAGTGCCGCTTAGTAATTTTACCGGAACCAGACCATAAGGTCCGCTAACAGAAGGATAAGCCATCTAAAGCTCCTAAGTTTAAGTTCCTTTACCGAAAGTAACCTTCGTCTTCCGTTCATTAAACAACGGCATACGAGGATCATTTTCTCTCATAAAGTTGTTGTCTACAGATGACATCTGAGCTTGTGCCTGATCGTTATAATAGGCATTTCGTTCTTCAATCATTTCGACTGGAGCCTTACACAACATCAAACCACCAATAACTACATTGTCTTTAAAGCGTTCTTGCTCAATAGCAACAATGGTAATTTCTGGATGATCCGACGCCTTTACTGGCTCCCAACCTTCTCGAAGTTTTGAAGAAACGTTGGTGGCGTCAACCTGACCCTGCGTACTAACGCGTACCCAGTGAAAGTTATATCCCGGCTCGGGATTAGGAGATGGTAACACCTCTGGGCGCTGCCAAGCCTTTTTACGAACTGTTCGTTCGCGGGTTTCTAATTCACGGTTAATCCGATTCTCAGCCATTTTGTTTCCTCATATCTATTGCAACCTGTTTGGCGTATTGTTCGGGCGTTAGCCCCAACCGTTTAGCGATTTGAACCTGAGTACGTGTCAACGTAACTTTCTTAGGCGCTGTGCTCCGCGTTGCGGGGGCAACCACTTGGGTCTTCTTTCGCTTCGGTTCGGCCTCCTCAAAATTATCTGGGAAGACCTGACGCATACGAGAGTCAATCGTCTCGTAGTATTCATCACTTTGTGGGCTTACGCCCTGTTTGACAAGTTTATTATGCAACCCCAGCGCTAAACTCGTCATCTCATCATCGCTACCAAACCACGAATTGTTCTTTTGCCAATCTGCGGCCCGATCATCGACTTGTACTGCCGGGGCGGTCTGTTCTACCTGTTGTTGTACAGGGGTTTGTGTTTCCTGTAAAGCGGGTATTTTGAAGTTTGCTAGTCTTTCGGACTTTAACTTAGCATTTGTTAGCTTTTCTTGTGCTTCCAAGACAGCATCGGAATCACCTGATTCATACGCTTCCTTATAGCTACGTTTAGCTGCTTCTGTTTCAATGGAAGCATTCTTCTTAGCTTGCTCAAGTAATGCTGTTTGGTTCTTGTTTACATTACCCTTTAGCTTTTTGTTCTCTTCCATAAGCTGTTGAGTAACACGTTCAAGTTCCTGACTTTGCCGTACAGCTTCTTCTTTAGCTCTACGCTCGTCATGGTAACCCTTGCTAAAATGTTGGATACGCTTGCGAACCTTGTCGGAATAGTCTTCCAACTCATCATCTGTGACATCCGTTGGGGGATCAGACGCTTTACGGTTACGATCAGCTTTCGGCGTGTCATCGACCACTTCAATCTCAACGTCGTTGTCATCAGTATCCGTTTCACTTTCAACTTCAGGAGCATCGGCTCCATCTGCTGCGAAATCTTCTGCAGTTTTCTTGCCAGTAATGTCGATCTCAACTGCACTCGTCTCCTCAATAGCCATTGCGTTGTCGGTTTCATCTTCAGGAAACTCAAATTCTACTTTTTGAAATGCCATATCTACGCCCTCTGTATCCCGGTTGGATCAGCAACGACTGCCTCAATAGAGTCGTCATTCATCAACCGATATTCTACACCACCAATAGTGAATCGTGTGCCCGAGTTCATTCGGAACATCACAAAGTCACCTTCTTTACACCACGGCCCGTCAGGGAAACGTTCTTTGTCTCCATAAGCGGCTGACCCCATGTCCACAACAAGTCCAATAATAGACATAATGTGATCTTGAGTTTTAGCAGTGTCTGTCTTGATGATAGAAGTACCTGATATGGTTTCTTCTGGTTGTGGTAGCGCTACGAGTACGCGGTAGCCTACGGGTTTTGGGAGTTGTAGCTCCAATTCAGCGTCGCTGATTTTAACTGGTTCTTCAGTCATTATCGTCATCCATATAGTTTTTCGCAAGGTCTTCAATGTAAGACTTGCTGGCTCCGAGACCTCGAATTAAGCCAACAACCTCTCTAAACTCCGCATAGTCTTTAGGTGACCCCGCGGTTAAGAAACTCTGTGCAGACGAGATATCCCCGTCGATTTTATCTTTCAGCACGTCAAAGACGGTTTTTGCCATTGTGTATTATGACTCCTTTTTAGGGTTTTTGTTTGCGTTCTGCGCCATGCGAGCAAGTTCAAGGTCAACCTTGTTGTCCTCTACACGCTTCGCTGTAGCATCTTTGACGCCTTGACGTTTGGCGTCGATAGCCAACTCCGCCTTCTCTACGTTAATCTGTTCCGAAGCAATCTTAGCATCAATCATCATTTTCTGCTGTTTCTGCTTCAGTTCAGCTTGTTTAACTTGTGAGTCGGCTTGGTCTTTCTGGGCTTTACGCTGCTCTTCTGACTGCTTGATCTGCAGTTCTGCCTGTTTCATTTGGATGATAGGGTCTTGCTGCTGCTGTTGAGCTTTCTGCTGCGCGGCTTGCTGCTGGTTTGCCTGCGTAAGTTGCTTGCCTGCGTCTGCTACTAGACGTGACAGTTGTACTTCCATATCCTCTGGCAGCTCCTCGTTTGGAGCGGGTAGTGGTGCGCCTAGCTTCTCTTCTATCTTCTGGCGATAGGCGAAGCCAAGGTGTTCGGCAATATGCGCCTGTAGAGACGCCATAATCTGTTTTGCCTGCGGGTTTTGCCCGATCATTTGCGCCATCATCGGGTCTTGCATAAACGATGTATGCGTAGCGATGTGGGCTTCGTGGTCTTGGTAGATAAACGCTTTCATAGGCTTGCCTACTAGGGCATCCATGTTCTCGCTTATTGGGTCTGCAGGCTTCGCATCGTCCTTCGTAGGTACGAGCTTGTCTGCATTCTTCACGCCTAACACTTCTATCATCTGCCGATGTAGCTGTGGTAAGTCATATATCTGTGGAGCCTGTGCGGCCATCTGGAGCACTGTTTGATACTGTACCACCCGTTGCGCCATCGTAGAGTTGTTAGGGTCGCTCACAGGGATCACATCGACCATAAGGTAGTCTGCCCGCTTGGCGGTCACTTCGCCTCTGTACGGGACGTACGCGTACTCTGTGGGGGCATACTCTGCCATGATAGCCTTGAGTAGCTTAAACTCCTGCTTCATCGCGTAGTGTACGCGTGCTTGCACCGCAGCCATAGGTTTAAGTGTGCGCTCCAAGAGTGCTAATGTAGTACCCACAGGAGCGTTTGCGGACATGTCTGAGATGTCCATATCACTAATCGCGCCTAATCTACGACCTTCAGTCGTAATCTGGTTCAGAAGCGCTAGGAGCGTCTGTGAAGGCTCTTTGTAAGGTAGCGGCATGATGTTGTCACGGATAGACCCTGACGGCACGTCTACGTCCTTAAACTCGCCCGGATTGATTGGTGAGTCGTCCCCCTTGATACGTAGTCCACGGGACTTTAGCCCTCCCGGGAGGTTGGAGAGTGTACCAGCATCAACAAGCTGACGTATCAAGGAAGTTCCAGCACGGGCGTACCCACCGATAATGTGGATCAATCCAAGGCCATAAAACCCGAATCCCGGCACATATACATAGTGGACGAAGTGCTGTCGTTTGAGCGTGAGTGGGTCACCCTCCTCGTAATTTCTACGGATCGCCAGCACTTCGCCACTGCCACGCTCTATAGTGACGACGTACGGACGAGCGATCCCATCGTCATCATCAATCCCATCAATTAACAGGTCAGCGTGTATCTCATAAACAGCATATCGGTCATCATTAGTAAGCGAATACCCGCCGTCTTCGGCTTTCTTCTCTTCGATGTCCGTGTGGTAAGGTTCTGGCTCTCCAAGGTCTATATCTCTATAGAACCCTGCGGCTTGTAGCTTCTTCAATTCGTTCTTAGTCTTACGCATTACGTGCGTTACACGCTCTGCAGACTCAATATTTGACGCACCGTAAGGCACAATCACGTCTTCCGCGGATATATAAATAGCGGCTTGACGGCCTAAATTAGGGTCAAAATACACCTTTTTAAAGGCTGAACCCGCTAATCCAAGGCTGTAGAGCATCCGTTCGTGCTCTGGGCGGTACTCAACCATATTTTCGGTGAGTTCGTAATTCATGTCGGCCTTTACACGGCCCGCGGCTTCTTCTTTTTCCTTAGTTTCTTCACCAAGAATCTTTGTTTTTACTGGTCCTGACGCAGGAAATGTCTCTGACATCGCCTCTGCTTGGAATCTGATCGCTGCTTCTGCAAGAACTGTAGAGTTTACACCACACGCACCCTCC